AGGTGGTCAAGTATTCTCTAAAGATAAAGGAATGAAACTTGATAAATTTAGTTGGGATTGGTTTGGTGAAGCTAGAACAGTAACTATTACTAAAGATCAAACTACAATTGTTGATGGTAAAGGAGATGTTGAAGCTATTGAAGCACGTGTTGCTGAATTAGAAGAACAAATCAGTAAATCAACTACACCTTATGAAACTGAACAATTACAAAATAGACTTGCTAAATTTGTAGGTGGGGTTGCAATTATCCATGTTGGTGGTCATACTGAAACAGAAATGTTAGAGAAAAAAGATCGTGTGGATGATGCTTTACATGCTACAAAAGCTGCTATTGAAGAAGGAATTATTCCTGGTGGTGGTGTTGCTTTATTATATGCAAGAGAATCAATTAAACAATGTAATACAGGCGCCAAAATTGTTTATAAGGCCTGTGGTAAACCATTTGAGCAAATCTTATTAAACGCTGGTTATAGCGCATTTGATGCACAAACATTTGGTAAATACAAATTAGTAGATGTATTAAATGATGTATGGTTTGGTATTGATGTAAATACTGGAGTTCCATCTAACTTTAAAGAAAAAGGTATTATTGATCCAACTAAAGTTGCAAGAACCGCTTTACAAAATGCTGTATCTGTAGCAGGAACTGTTTTATTAACTGAATGTACTATCACTCAAGATAGAGAAGCAGTAGGTGAAAGAATTAGACAATTTCAAGGTCAAGGTCAATCAAATAACCAACAAGAAGAGTATTAATAATTATAAATAAAATAAAAACAACAAAAATGGAAAAACAAGAATTATTCGACCAAATTTCAGAATTGTATACACAATTTGAAACTGAGCATGCAGGAACTTCTAAAGCCTCTGCTCAACGTGCTAGAAAAGCACTAAGTAGTATCAAAAAATTGATCTCTGCTTACAACAAAGCTTCAGTTGCTGAAGCTAAAAAGTAAATTTATGCGGGGGAGCTTGGCTCCCCCATATAATTTTCGTATATTTACGTTATGAAAAATGAAACACAACAAATAAGAGTAATTGAAGAGAATATCTTAATTGCTCGTAGAGTACCACCTGGTGATAAATGGCGTTTAGTTGCTAATGAACCTGATGGTCCACTACATAAAAATTTGACTGATACTCTAGAAGCATATATGACTAGAACAGGTTTTAAGGGTGAATACCGATTAGCACCCCTAAAAAGTGAATTATATGCTATTTCAACTACTGAAAAACCAGTTGAAATTGAGAAACCACAAAAGTATTCACTTTACGGTGAGTATTAAAAAATAATAAAATAAATGTTATGGTAAAAAATCATACTCTACTTAATGAGATTTACAGACCTGTAGTTTTAGATAACTATGTAGGTAATGCTAATTTAAAAGCATCAATTGCTAAACAATTAGCCCAAAATGATATTCAGAATTATTTATTCTATGGTCCTGCAGGTACAGGTAAAACTACTCTTGCTAAACTTATAGTACATAATTTAGATTGTGAATCTTTATACATTAATGCTTCTGATGAAAGAGGTATTGAAACTATTAGAGATAAAGTATCTAGCTTTGCTAGTGTAATGTCATTTAAACCTATTAAGGTTGTTATCTTAGATGAGGCTGATTTTTTAACAATCCAAGCACAAGCATCTTTACGAAATGTAATCGAAACATTTTCTCGAACTACTCGTTTTATTTTAACTTGTAATTTTGTAGAACGTATTATTGATCCACTTCAATCTAGATGTCAAGTATTTAAAGTAGTTCCTCCTACTAAAAAAGAAGTAGCATTGCACCTAGCTAGTGTGTGTGATAAAGAAAGCATAAGTTATGAGCCCACAGCCATCGGTAAAGTTGTAAACAAATTCTATCCGGATTTGAGAAAAATGCTTAACACAATCCAATCAAGTACTATTAATGGTAAATTAGAATTGGATGATTCATTACTTGTTTCCACTAGCTATATGCTTGCTATTTTAGAGGAATTAAAAACCAAAAAACCAAGTTTTATTAAAATTCGTCAAATTATAGCAGATGCTAATGTTGATGATTTTGAAGAATTATTTAGATTCTTATATGATGAATCTAGTCAATACTTACCTAATAAAGAAGGTACAGTAGCAATGTTGGTTAATGAACACCAATATAAAGCAAATTTCCGAATTGATAAGGAAATTAATACAATGAGTTTAATACAAAATTTAATCGAAAACAAATAAAACAAAAACAATGAGTAATCAAAAACAACCCCAAGCACCGAGTATTGATTTAAAATCTACTACGGCTATTAAGAACTCAGAAGGTGGAAGTTTATTCCAATCAGGAGTTATTTTACGTAAAATCTCTAAATTCATCGCAGGTACTGATAACGATGCTATTATGCCTATTGCTGTATTTTATGATATTACAAACAACAAAATTTTAGGTGAAGGTCTTCCTCCTGAATTGAGAGAAGAACTTAAAGACGAATTATTTTAGTATGAAAAACATTTGGGATTGGCTTAAAGAAATCAATTCAGTAAAATCTGATCCAAACTCCTTTTCTGATGCAGATTGGGAGCTTTGGAACAGTTATATGGTTCACAGATTTATGTCTATGAATCCTGATTTTATTGAGGTGGTAAATATAGCACAAACCATGTTACCACAAAACAAAAAACAAATTTATAACTTTTATAGAGAATATATTCCTAAGAACTATAAGTGGAGTAAATATGTTAAATCTACTATTAAACAACGTAATAAGGATTTAATAGATTATTTAACTAGCTACTTTGAATTATCCAAACGTGAAGTAAAAGAATATATTGAATTGTTGGGTAAGCCAGAATTAGTTCGTATATTAACGAATAGAGGTATTGAAGAAAACGAAATTAAAACTTTATTAAAATGATGTCACCATTATACAACATGCTCTTAACTTCAGCTCATGCCGACAAAGCTAAAGCTGAATTAACACTCGAATTATTATCTAACCATCCAGCGGGGATTGGGGATCATTCCACAGACGATTTTTATAAAAACGCTGAAGATGCTCTTCGCATGTTAATTGATGCTGAAGAACGTATTGAAATGTTAAACAAAACATTTTTACCATCTAAATCAGTAATCTAATGAGTGATTCAATTACAAAATTTAACGAAATTATGAGCGATAGAGAAATTATGGATGCTAAATATCCAGCTAAAGCTGCTATCAGGGATTTTGAAAAAGAATATCCTGAATTATCAGCTGAATTTAAAAATATACAAAAAGAAATGTATGAAATGTTTGCTGCCAAACATATGGATTATGGACTTAACAATATTTCCTTAGGTGGTGATATTTTAAATGTTCCTGGAGATAAAAAATTCTCTCTTACAGGTTTATGCATTCGTTTGACTGATAAAATTAGTCGTTTAAAAAACCTCCTTATTAATGGTAAAAATTATGTTAAAGGAGAAGGAATGGAAGATACATTCCTAGACATAGCCAATTATGGCATAATCGCACTCTTAGTTGGGCGCGACAAATGGAAAAAATAGTTTTGAAGAACAAAATCCCCAATATTATAAAGGAGATTAGAAATAATCCACCTACAGAAGTAAATTACGCATTTCAAAAGAATATTTCATATTCTCAAATGTCTATTTTTAGGGGCTGTCCTCATAGATGGAAGCTTCAATATAAAGATAAGATAAAGCGTTTTAATTCTTCAATTCATACTGTATTTGGTACTGCAATACATGAAACAATTCAAACTTATTTAGGTTTGATGTATAATGTTTCAACGGTTGCTGCTGATAGTTTAGATATGGAAGGCACATTCCAAGCTAATTTTATTAATGAGTATCAAAAACAATACAAATCAAATAATGATTCTCACTTTTCATCAGCCGAAGAAATGAGAGAATTTTTTGAAGATGGTATGGGGATTTTAAATTGGTTTAAAAAGAAAAAAACCAAATATTTTTCAAAACGAGGATGGCATTTAGTTGGGTGTGAGTTACCAATTGTAATAGCGCCAAATAAAATGTATAACAACGTTTTATACATGGGATTCTTGGATATTGTAATGTACCACGAACCAACTAATACATTCCGTATAATCGATATTAAAACCAGCACACGAGGTTGGGGTGATAAAGATAAAAAGGATGAAAATAAACAATTTCAACTTTTATTATACAAACAGTTCTTTGCTGAACAATATCATATTCCTATAGATAGTATCGAAATTGAATTTTTTATTGTTAAGAGAAAAGTAATGGATATGGATGACGAAAAATTAATGTCACCACATCAAGCTTATAGAGTACAAACATTTTCACCACCAAGTGGTAAGATTAAATTAAATCGAGCTAAAAATGCTATTAGTGATTTTGTATCGGAATGTTTTAATTCAAATGGGGATATTAAAGAAGTAGAATACCCAAAGTCTATATCTAAATGGAATTGTATGTACTGTCCTTTTAAAGAAGATAAAGAACATTGTGGGGAAGGTATAATTTACTAATATCCTTATATATGTATAATTAAACGTTATTAAAATCAAAATTATGGCAAATGTAAAAGAAATGACACTAACGAGTGTTAAAGTTCAAACCGATTTATTTGAAAACTTCAAAATTGAGTGTGTAAAAAGAAAATTCTCATTCCAAAAACTTGCAGATAGAGCTATCTATTTGTATCTTACAGATGAAAATTTTAGAAAACAAATTACAAATCAAAGTTCAATCGAATTAAACTAAAATTAAAAATGAATAAAAGTTTTAAACACCTTCCCAAAGACGAAAGGAAAAAAATTCTTGTTATCTGTGATGATATTCGAGTACACTCTGGTGTTGCTACTGTAGCCAAAGAGATTGTATTAAAAACAGCCCACCACTTTAATTGGGTTAACATCGCAGGAGCAATTACTCACCCAGAACAAGGTAAAAGATTAGATATCAGTCTTAGTGTAAATGAATTTGCTAAAATTGATGATTCATCTGTTTTCTTATATTGTGTTAACGGGTATGGTAATACACAAGAAATTTTAAATATCCTTAAAATAGAAAAACCGGATGCTTTATTATTAATTACTGATCCAAGATATTTCATGCATGTTTTTAACATGGAAGATGAAATTAGAAAAGTATGTCCTATTGCGTATTTAAATATTTGGGATGACTATCCTGCACCTCGATACAATCAAGCATTTTATGAAGCTTGTGATTTGTTGATGGGTATTTCAAAACAAACTGTTAATATTAATAAGTTAGTATTAGAGGGTAGAGAAAAAAATAAAGTATTTAAATATGTTCCTCATGGTTTAGACCATAATGATTTCTTCCCAATAACTAAAGATCATGAAATTTATAAAGAATTTTTAGAATTTAGAAATAAAACATTATTTAGAGGAAAAGAAGTAAATTTCGTAATGTTCTTTAATTCTAGAAACATTAGACGAAAACAAATTCCTGATTCTATGTTGGCATTTAGATCATTTTTAGATTCTTTGCCTTATGAAGAAGCATTAAAATGTAGATTTGTTTTACACACTGAAATAAGTACTGATCATGGTACCGATTTAGCTAAAGTAAAAGAATTCTTATTTGATGAGAAATACTTTGATTGTGTTCAGTTTTCATTAAGTAAAATTGATAGAAAAACATTAAATTTCCTATATAATATAGCTGATGTTCAAATCTTACTTACATCTAATGAAGGTTGGGGATTAACATTAACTGAATCTATGTTATGTGGTACTCCAATTATTGCTAACGTAACAGGTGGTATGCAAGACCAAATGCGATTTGTAGATAATAAAGGAAAATGGTATACACCAACCCCAGAAATACCTTCAAATCATAAAGGTACTTATAAAAACCATGGTGAATGGGCATTCCCAGTTTATCCAACTTCAAGATCAATTCAAGGTTCACCTCAAACACCATATATTTTTGATGATAGATGTACTTGGGAAGATGCTTGTGATAGAATAAAAGAAGTATATTCATTATCTCGTGATGAAAGAAAAGCGAGAGGATTAAAAGGTAGAGAATGGGCTTTAAGTGATGAAGCAGGTTTTACAGCTGAAAAGCAAGGAGAAAGAGTAATGGAAGCATTTACTGAATTATTTAATACTTGGAAACCAAGAGAAAAATATGAAATTGTAAATGCCACAGAATATAAAGGTAAATTTTTAAATCATAAAATAGAATATTAATGAGTAAGCCAAGTTTTGTAATTAGTTGTCCATTTGATACTTATAGTGGTTATGGAGCACGAGCTAGAGATATTGCTAAAGCAATCATCGAATCAGATAAATACGAAGTAAAATTATTAAACCAAAGATGGGGTGATACCGCTACTGGTTTTTGTGAAGAATCTGATAAATTTAAATTTCTATTAGACCATAAAATAGATACTATGCAGCAATTCGGGAGACAACCTGATATTTGGATGCAGATTACTATCCCTAATGAATTTCAAGCAGTTGGTAAATATAATATTGGATGTACTGCAGGAATTGAAAGTACAGGGTGTGATTCTACTTGGATTGAAGGTTTAAATAGAATGAATGAAAATTGGGTTTCTTCCGAACATTCTAAAAAAGTATTTGAATCTGCTAAATTTGAACAACGAGACAGAAATACAAATGCAATAATGGGCACAATTAAATTAGAAAAGCCTATGAGTGTTGTATTTGAGGGTGTTGATTTAGATGTATATAAATTTGTACCAAATGAAGATATTAAATTAGATTTATCTGATATTAAAGAGTCATTTTGTTTCCTATTTGTAGGACATTGGATGGGTGGTTCATTAGGTCATGATAGAAAAAATGTTGGTTTGTTAGTAAAATATTTCTTTGATACTTTTAAAAATAAGAAAAACCCACCAGCTTTAATTCTAAAAGCATCTACTGGACGTGACAGTTATATGAGTAGAGAATCAATTATAGATAGAATATTCCAAATTAAAAGCATTTATAAAGGTGATGTATTGCCTAATGTTTATGTATTTAATGGAAATTTAAGTAATGATGAAGTTAATGAGTTATATAACCATCCTAAAGTTAAAGCTATGATTAGTCTTACTAAAGGAGAAGGTTATGGTCGTCCACTTGCTGAGTTTTGTTTATCTAAAAAACCAATGATTGCTTCAGGATGGTCAGGACATATGGATTTTTTAAGTCCTATTTTTTCAACATTAATCCCGGGTAATCTAGAAAATGTTGATGCAAGTGCTGCTAATCAGTGGTTAAAGGCAGAAACACAGTGGTTTCAAGTAAGTACTAAACATACCATTAATGCTATGAAGGAAGTACATTCTAACTATAAAAATTTCCTTGAACCTGCTAAACGTCAAGCACATCAAATTAAAACAAATTTTAGTTATGATAAAATGAAAGAACTTGTTATAGAAATTTTGGATAAAAATGTCCCTGAATTTCCAACTCAAGTAGAATTGGTTTTACCATCACTTCAAACCCCTAAATTATAAAATATGCAACACGATGAAATTATAGATTGTCCTAAATCAGGAGGTAATTTATGCTATAAAATCGAAGTTTCTAAAGATATTACTAATTATTTTAGTTTATCTTGTGGATTTTGGACTAATAGTTTAATGACACCTGATAGTGATTTTTTTAAAGATCAAATGGGATTATTACCTGAATTATATAAAGACCTAGCATGGTTAGATGATAAAACAGGACTTGTTTGGATTCCAAATCATACTAATGTCCCAGATCTAGGAATGGTATTTGCTGATGGTACAGGTGTAGATGAATGGGCGTGGGCCGCTGTTAAAGCAATTCCATTAAGTAAAGATGATAAAAAACTTACTGAAACTCAAACCCACAAAATGGATATGAAGAATATAAAACACTTCAAAGAACGTGATTATATAGATGCTCTTTCATATATTGGGGCATTACCAGAATAAATTATTATGAAAATAAGTTACGCGATAACAGTTTGTAATGAGTTGGAGGAAGTTAAAAATTTAATTAAGTTCCTCCACTTAAACAAGCGTGAAGAAGATGAGATTTGTGTTTTATTAGATAAACCAAAATGTCCTCCTGAACTGCTTGATTGGTTATACCGTTTTTCATCTTCAAATTGGATTACACTTAAGGAATCAGCATTCCAAGGTCATTTTGCAGATTGGAAAAATGAATTAACAGCAATGTGTAAAGGAGATTGGATATTCCAAATTGATGCTGATGAAATTCCAAATCTTGTCCTAATTAAACAATTACCTGATATTCTTGATTTAAATGAAAATGTAGACATTATGTTAGTACCTAGAGTGAATACTGTAGAGGGATTAACAGAAGAACATATTAAAAAATGGGGATGGCAGGTGAATGATAAAGGTTGGGTTAATTTCCCAGATCAACAATGGAGAATTTATAGAAATCAACCTAAAATAAAATGGGTAAATAAAGTTCATGAAATAATTGAAGGGTATAAAACACTATCCTCTTTACCAAGAACTGAAGAGTATTCATTATATCACCATAAACAAATTGAAAGACAAGAAAATCAAAACAACTATTATAGTACATTATGAAAACACTAGAACAAATTTACAGAAAATGGAGCTATGTCGATGGGCATGGTGACAAAGGAACAGCACATACTTATATTCCTGAATACTCAAGATTATTTGAACCCTATAGAGATAAAAAAATAAACATCCTTGAAATCGGGGTAGCTTATGGTGAATCTTTAGAGATGTGGAGTGAATATTTCCCAAATGCTAAAGTATATGGAGTTGATATTCATGATAAAGAAATTCATCCTTATTTAGAAGATGAACGTTTTAAAATTTGGATTAGTGATGCTACTAAACCTGAATTTGTAGAAGAATTAGGACGTTTAAAATTCGATATTATTATCGATGACGGTTCCCACTACTTCCAGGATCAAATAGATACCTTTAAATTATTAAAAAATAAAGTTAAAAAAGGTGGTTTATTCATTATTGAAGACGTAAATGATTTAAATATGATGCGTACTGAATTTGAAGAACTATATGATGGTGAAGTAGAAATTATTGATAATAGAGAAATTAAAAACAGACAAGACGATGTTTTAATCGTTTATAAATTTTAAAATATGATTAGTATCATAATCCCTTCATATAGAAACCCTAAATACTTAGATATTTGTTTACAGTCCGCCATTGAACAGGCGGACTCTGTAAATGAAATTATAGTAGCTATAGATGGTTTTATAGAAGAAAGTCAACAGGTATTAGATAAATACAAAGATAATATTAGTGTATTAGATTTAGGAGTTAATCAAGGTATGCAAACCGCACTTAATTTAGGTGTTATGAATGCTTCTAATGAGATAATCTTTATTGTAAACGATGATAATGTATTTTGTAAAGGATTTGATACAGTAATTAAAAGTGAATTAGGTAATAAAAATGTTTTAACATTAAACCAAATTGAACCTACAGGACCAGGAATATTTAATTTTCCAGTAAAAGATTTAGGTCGTACTCCTGAAGAATTTAAATATCAAGAATTTATTGAGTTTGAAAATTCAATTAAAGAAAATAAATTAACCATTGATGGTGGTATATTCCCTTTTGCTATGCACAAGAAAGATTATATGATTGTAGGTGGTTTTGATACAATGTATAAATCACCTTTTATCTGTGATTGGGATTTCTTCCTAAAATTAGATTTAAATAATATTGGTTTTACTCGTACTCATAAAGCACATTTATATCATTTTGGTAGTAGTGCTACTAAAAATGGTAATGAAGGAGATAGATTTAAAGCAACAGAAGGACCTGCTGCTCAAATGTTTTTTTACAAATGGGGAATAGGACCACAATTGTTTGAAAATAACTCACACAATCCTAAAAATAATCAAGTAATAAAAGGTATAAAATACGAGTAATGAATTTAGTCCAATTAGGAGCAAATGTTGGAAACGACCACGTTCAAAAATTTATAGAGGGGTTTAGGTTTAATAAAATTATATTAGTTGAACCTATAACTAAATGTCATCCTATTTTAAAAGAAAATTATAAAGATATTTCAAATGTATATATTGAATCTTCAGTTATAATATCTGACCCTAATGCCTTACCTGGTAAAGTTGATTTTTATTTTATAGATTATCCTGAATATAATATCGGTGGAACTAATTTTGAAGTTAGTTCATTATATGAAGATATTACTCGTGATAGAGGTGTGAATTGGGATGGTTTAGGTAGGAAAATTGAATTAGATTCATTAAATTTCGAATCATTACTTACAAAACATAACATAAGTAAAGTTGATTTTTTATTTATAGATATTGAAGGTGAAGATGAAAAAGTATTAAATAATTTAGATTTATTTAAATATGATTTTAAAATTGTAATGTGGGAAAGAAATGATGATGACTCTACCTCATTATTAAAGCAAAAATTTTTTAAATTAGATTATAAAATAGACCAAATGCATAACAATGCAGTGGCATATAAAGAAGAATATGAGAATCATATACAGAATATCAGACAGTGGTTATAATAAAATAAAACCAGATTATATTAACAACGAAGCATGTCTTAAGAACGCCTCTGAAGTATTTACAGATGCAATTTGGAGTATTATAGCTGATAATACTTCAGAAGAGACAAATAACATGATTCAAAAATACATTACTCGAGATGCTGTTCTTTATACATCACAAGGTAATGGGGCAGCAACATTTAATTTAGCATTAGATGAAGCTTTAGAGTATGATGATAATGAAATTATATACTTTATTGAAAATGATTATTTACATAAACCAAATAGTCAAAAAATCATTAGAGAAGGTTTGAAAACCGGAGCTGCTTTCGTATCATTATATGATCACCCAGATAAGTATCTATCACCTGAAAATGGTGGCAATCCATACTGTGCTGGAGGTGCTGAAGATACAAGAGTATATTTGACTGAAAGTACACATTGGAAAATAACTAATAGTACAACTATGACATTTGCAGCTAAAGTTAGTACATTAAGAGAAAATGAAAAAATTCTTAGGAAACATACATCAACAACACACCCAAATGATTTTGGAATGTTTATGGAACTAAGAGAAAGTAATAAATTATTAATAACACCCTTACCAGGTTATGCCACTCACGGTGAAACAGCTTGGTTAAGCCCATTAACAGATTGGAGTAAAATATGAGCAAGAAAGTATTAATTACAGGAGTAGCAGGTTTACTAGGAAGTAGATTAGCTGATTGGATTATTGAAAATAAACCTGAATATAAGGTTGTTGGTATTGATGATTTAAGTGGGGGTTATAAAGAAAATATTAACCCTAAAGTTGAGTTTTGGCAAATGAATTTGGTTGAACACCCAATTGAAAATTGCTTTGAAGTTAACAAATTTGATTATGTATTTCACTTTGCAGCGTATGCTGCTGAAGGTTTATCGCCATTTATCCGTTGTTATAACTACGATAACAACTTAAAAGCAACGGCCCGCATAGTTAATGAATGTATTAAAAACGACGTTAAAAGGCTTGTATTCACGTCTACTTTAGCAGTTTATGGTCATGGTGATGGAGGTATATTTGATGAAAATCAAGTACCTAAACCAATTGATCCCTATGGTGTAGCTAAATATGCTTGTGAAATGGATATTCAAATTGCAGGTGAACAACACGGTTTAGATTGGACAATTATTAGACCACATAATGTTTATGGTATTAAACAAAATATTTGGGATAAATACAGAAATGTATTGGGTATTTGGATGTACCAGTATTTAAATGATCAACCTATAACAATATTTGGAGATGGTGAACAAACACGAGCATTTAGTTATATTGATGATTCATTAGAACCACTTTGGAATGCTGCCGTATTACCTCAAGCAAGTAAAGAAATTATCAACGTAGGTGGTATTAAAGAATATTCTATTAAAGAAGCAGCTGAAATACTTAAAGAAGTAATAGGTGCTAAAGAAGTAGTACATCTAGAAGGAAGACATGAAGTAAAACATTCAATCCCTACATTCCAAAAATCAGTTGATATATTAGGTTTTGAACATAAAACAGATTTGAAAGAAGGATTGACTGCTATGTGGGAATGGGTTAAACAACAACCTATGAAAGATAGATTCGTTTGGGACAAATATGAATTAGAAAAAGGTATTTATTCATTCTGGAAAAAATAATTATGAAAAAATTACAAATAGATTCATCTATAACAGAACCACTTTTAGAGTGGGTATTAAATGATAAAAATAGAAATAAACACTTCCACTCACCACCTGAACATAAAGGTTTAGTTGTAGGTGTAAGAAATCTTAATGAGGTTAACCCTAAATTAAAAAAAGATGATTTTCCTTATGGGGCAGTTAAATCTATAGATGAATTAATATTATCTTTCTATGATTTAGACCCTAATACACCTGTTGATTCTCATGATGGATTTTTCTTATCATATTCAGAATCGGGTCATGAAGTTCATAGACATAGAGATAAAAATCCTGATGAAGATAATTTACACATCCGTTTTAATTTATTAATCAGTAAACCTGTAAAAGGTGGTAATCCTATTATTAATGGGGTGGAATATAAAATTAAGGAAAACGAAGTTTGGGTATGCGAAT